AATTACCTGTAACATTTTTTACGTATACCCTTACGTCATTAAACTGTCTTTTGTAAAACACAACTTCAGCAGTAGCACCTGTTGTTTGATCTTGTACTATATCTCCTACTACAGGTTCAAATGGTAAAGATGCAGGCAATGGTCCAAATTGTGTAAATGTGAAATCAATATATCCGTCCCATATATCATATACTGTATGTTGTTTATCTATAAGTGAAGCAGTAAAAGCAGTATCTGTAAAATCTGTACTTACTTTGTCATGACCCATATAGAACTTATCACCAACACTTAAATTATTACTAAACGTTTCTGGTACCCTAACTGTCCATAATGATGATGGTTGCAATGCAAAAGTATTTCCTGGATCTCCTTCATATGTTAAAGTTTCCATAAATGAAACTTGTTCATATCCTCGTAACGGTAATCCTAAATTTGTTCTAGCGTTGTTTGCATTAAGTTGAAATGGCGTAATGTTATAATAATAGTTAGGAGTAGATCTTCCACTTGCTACAGTTAAAAGATCAACGTAAACCAAACCATGTCCTGTGTCATTAAATACATTAGAACTATCATTACTTGTTGTATATTGCGGTGTATCTATCCACCAATAACCGCCTACAACATTTGTTGAATCTTGGAAGTCTTCGCTGTAGTCTCCTATTCTTATAGTGCCTACAAATACTGTTCCGTTTGGTTCAAAAGTACCATTCACATCTCTTAAGTATATTGTACATGTGCTTACATCATTTGCAACATGAGCAACAATTCCGCTTGCCACTGCACTAGATAAAGTTTCACCAACCTGCGGAACATTAGCAAAATTTTCTACAACAAGGACATTATCAATTTTCTTTTGTATGACGTGTGTATCACTTAAAAATGTTCCTGTAATTTGTGGGAACTCTCCATCAAATGGTTGTACATTTAAAGTGTGTCCTGCAGGATTTAAATATGTAAAAGTATTCCAATTTAATACAATACTATCACCTACTAAACTAGCATTGTAGGCTGTGTAAGGAGCTCTAACCAATAAGTGGCTTGTATTTTTATTGTTAATTTTATATTCGCCTGCTTGCAATAATCTTATTAAACTACTATCGCTTTGTGATACAACTCCAACATAATCATTAAAACTATCAAATGATATAGCGTTTGCACTAGCATCAATAGGTTGTATTGCTCTAAATAAGTTAGGACCATATTTTACAATTTGCCCTTTACTATAATTTGCACTCGGAGAATAATTTCCTGTATAGTAACTTCTTGTGTTAGTTGCTTCAGGAGATCCTACAACAAGAAATTTTCCATCTGGACTTAGTGCAACACTTTCACCAAATTTTCCTGCATCATCTGCTACACCTGTTGGTGCATCTATTTTCTGGACAAGGACATAATTTGTACTGTCTGCGGCTCTTTCATATATGTGTACACCTGCTTTTTCAGGAATACCTACAGCCATTTTAGTGTTGTTTTCATTAACACTTAAACTATGACCAAATCCGTGATAGGTACTATCTAACTCTAGAGTGCTATTGATTCTTTGATGTTCTTTGTAAACTTTATTATTTTTTAATACAGTCCATTTACCATTATCATCATCGTCAATCCAAACTAATTCATTTTCATTTAAATTTGCAGTTACATTATCATTTGCATCTTTAACAGTAGGTTCTCTATTAGTTGTAAAAATAGTTATAGTACCTGTTGGATTAGTTTCATCGTAATTATCAAAATCAGATTTTTCTGTAGTGAATTCAACTTTATTAAGGCTTACTTTTGTAGCTTTGTAAAAACCGTCCATAGTAGGATAACTTGCAGTTGACATATTTGTGATACCAAATACGTCTCCAACTGCTATTTCATTTATAGTTTTGTTTGTTGTGATTGTAATGGTTCCATTTTGATTTTGGAAGCCTTCAACTCTTAGATCACTTTCAGTATGCTGTAAAACATCCCATGTTTGCTTATTAGTAGCTACCCAAATATAAGCATTTTTGTTTATTTCTGAAATGTCAAATGCTAATATACCGTCTTTATTAGCTACAGCTCTATTAATATCCTGTGCATCAACATATCCTACTGTCTTTACATATTCTTCATTATTATAAAGTGTAGGAAGTTTATTTTGATCATATCCGTCTGGTTTCAAAAATACATCGTAACTAGGTATTCTATAAATTAAATCTGTAGGATCTACTGGCAGTGTATCAACTAATGATATTGGTTGTGGTTCTAACTTAAATTGGTTTTCATCTAATTGCCATTCTATTTCTTCATAGTTATCAGTAGCACCGTATTGACTGCTTTTTAATGCCCACTCTTCATAAAAGTCTACACTTTCTTTATTTGCACTTGCTAAACTATCAAACAATTTGTCAATACTATTTCTAGTTCCTTTATCTTGGATGAATCCTTGATAAAATTTATATTGCGAAACATCATCATTAATAATATTTTCTAAATATTGACGTTTCTGGTAACCTGTAATATGTTGTGCAAGTTTTTGTTGCTCAGAATCAAAGTTATCACTTTCTAATTCGTAAAAGTCTGTAAACTGATTTAATCTATAATCAAAGTTAGTAAGTAATTTAGGTTGTGGCTTACTGTCTAACCGTGTCCATTCGTTAGCGACAAATTTTTCTTTTCCGCTAATTGTATTTTTTGCACTATAATAAAATTCTTTGTACTTTACAGTATCACCAATAGCGTAATCTCTATACTGTGTCCATTCTGTTACTTCTGCGGCATCAAATATAAACCCTGGAACATTAAGTCCTCCGTCCCAAGTCTCACTTACATAACCAAGAACACGTATTCTTTCTTGTCTATATCCTGTAACAGAATCATAAATTACATCTTCAAATACACTTGTATTATCTAATAATGCGACATGTTCAAATTGAACTAACGGCAAGCGTACAAAGTAAACTCCATCAGCAGTATTAACAAGATTAATACTGAACTCATTACCGTTTCTCAATAGTCTTGTATATTCTACATTTAAAGGACGTCCATCTGCATTTTGCAAACTATATTCATAAAATTTACTTTTTATATCATCGACTACAACATAAGGCTTTGCAAATTTTATTTGGTTTGCACTAGGACTTACTGTCAATACAGTTCCTGCACTCCACCCTTGTGTTGTCCAATACAAAAATTCTTTAACACTATATTTCCAATCTTCAACAATTTGTGCTTCCTTGTTATAAAAATCAAACGTAAAACCTTGTGACTCTAAATAGTTTGAATATGAAAGTAAAAAGTCAACAACTTCTTGTACAGTTTCATATACTGTGCCGTATGGAACTATTTGTGTAGTAGGTTCAAATTGCTGTCTGAATATTCCGGTAGCTCCTCCTCTTATAGGAATGTCTCTAATATTTTGAAATTTTTCTGGATCAAAATTATTAGTGCTCCTATGTGCTTCTATAGTTCTATAAAATTTATTATTAAACTTAACATACTGATCTTCTACGTATTGCTTGTCAGTATCCCATTCTGAAAAGGACTCTGATATGCCACCTACATTAATAGCAGGGTCATTATTTCTTGGTCTAGCAGGAGTTATAGTAAATTGTGGATTTTCTCTATCATAACCTCTAACGACATAACCATAAGTTTGTTTTTCTATAATTACGCCACTATAACTTATAATTGTTGTAGGTGAACTTTTGTTTAAGAATATATTGTAGTTCTCTTTTGGTAAAAATACATTACCTTTATTAAATGGTGTTCTACTATCTAAAATAAATCTAAGTTTATCTTTATCTGTGTAAGCACCTAATTTAATTCCTAATTGTGATTTAAGCCCAATTAATTCTTCTTGGTAAGCAGTATTTGTAATTGTACTGTTCAATAATACATAATTTACAATATAATCAACTAGTCCGCTTGTATTGTTGCGAGTAGTATCGCCATATAAGTTACTAAAAATTAAGTTTGCAAGGCTTATTGGCTTGTTAGTATTTGCATAAGTCCATTGTCCTGCAAGGTTTCTTTTGACTTTACTTACGTCCCAACCTAATCCCATTACTTTTGCTGGTTGATTAAGTAACCATGCTTTTATAAAACTAAACGGATACTCACTGCTTTTACGCCATGCATGTTCAGTAGGAGCAATGTCTCCAAATACAAATCCATTTTTTGCAGGCTTTTGAATATATTCGCTTGCATAACCAGATTGTAATGGACTTAATAAATTACCGTCAACATCTACCGGAATGTGTTTTGTTAGATCTGTACGGATATACTGATCTGCAAACACTTCTCTTTTACCAGGTTCAGCAATCTTTCCAGCTTCTAAATCTTCCCATAAAATTAAATTATCACTAGTATATGGTGCAGGTCCATATTTGCTTTCCCACCAACTTGGTTTAACTGTAAATCCTAGCATTTCCCAAGGTGTTAAATGTGGTGTTGTTGTATCAAATGCTTCTTGATAAATGTTTCGCCAAAAACCTTGTAACGCTTTATTGTCAGGTCCTAGCATTGCAGAATAATTATATGTAAAACTATTAGTTTCATCGTAAAAACTATTAGTAGTGTAATCAACACCTCCTAGACTTTCGCTCCATTTAACAAAATCTTTAATTAATATGTTATCAATACTTGATTTGTTAAATTTTGTATTTCTATATCTACCTGGTGAAAATCTATTAATATCTAATTTATTAGGATCATATGCAACTTTTAAATTATTGTATATTCTTCTTTCTAATTCTAATAATAAATTATCTCTAAAATCGTCATAAGCAACAGTTTTACTTCCGTCATGTCCTATTACAACTTTAGTAGGCGTAATGTAACTAGTGTCTACAATAATTTCAGGCACATATGCAGGATATAGTCCTAACTTTGTAGGCGTACTAGGTATAAAATTACCGTCTGTACTTTCGTATTCATGAACAACAATTTTATCACCTTCTGCTTTTGTTGCTGTAATTACAAGAAAACCTTCATCATTAAAAGTATAATCTACGCCGTGTACAAGTTGTAACCCATTTTTATATACTAATACTGCTTTATTTGATTGTATACTTTTATCAAATGTTTCGCTTATGCTAAAGAAATTGTTTTCTACATCATATACAGTATATTCTAATTTTTTAAAACCTTGGAATGGTACCATGTCACTGAAATAAAATGGACTTACTGTAGATTTTGTCTTAGTTATTTCTTTTAGAATTTTGTCAACATGTACTGCAACTGGTCCATCATAACCCAATGTATTTGCAGTCTGTAAGAAAGCTCTTTTAAATGTTCTATATTCTTTTCTAGCAAAGTCTATTGCTTTTACAACGTTTGCACCTTGTGTAGTTATATGATATAATGGAAGTGTAAGTGGACCGGCATGCTGTAAGAATTTCTTACCAAACATGTTAATATCACCCAAATCACCTAAATTACTATTACCCGGAAATTCTCCTGCAAAATTATCTAAGTCTTCAATCATAGTAAAGACATGATCGTTTATTTCTCCGAGTGTAAAATCACTTAAATCACTATTTGTTGTATTTCTTTCTAAGTTAAATGGAAACTCATATAATCCATTTTCATTTTTATCCGCTTGTGTTTTAGTTTTTATTACAACTTTTGCTTCACCTTGTATTGGATTATCAAAGTTAACAATAGCAAGACCATTTTGTTTACTTACTGTCCAATCATATCTATACTTGTTATCTACTAAAATTACAATGTCTAGATCAGTTAGTGTGCCGCTATTTTCATATGTATCTATAGCAAAACTTTGTGCAGTATCAGCTATATTGTATTGTGCAATAACACGTTGCCTTAAATCATTCTTAGATTTAGTCCAACCATTTTTATATTCGAAAGTTGTTAAATCAGAATACTTTCTTAAAAAACCTTGTTTTGTTTCTTTTGTAAAAAGTTGATTGTTTTCTTGATAGTTAAAGCGTCCAGTAACCAAATCAAAATCAAATGTTATATCACCAACATTTTCTAAAGCTCTATACTTTAGTGGAAATCCTAATTCAACATCATTTGTTCCTGTGCCTACAGAATAAGCAAAAACTTTGCTTCCAACAAATGTACTAGTTGGATAAGTTTCTGCATCGCCAAAACTTTTTCCGTTTTCATCATAAAGATCAAAATGTGGTTGTTGATTTACCTTAGTTTTAAGTTGTGCTAAATTCCATGCTGTGCCGTCAAACCACCAATGCTTACCACCATTATCTGTACCTTTTTTAATTAACACTACATCATTAGTTGTTGATATAGCATCAGTATCTTCTATTAAAGCAATTTGGGGAACATTACTATTATGTGTAATAAATTTTACTAGATAAATTTTGTTGTTAACACGAATGTCTAAATCTTTTGTTACAAGCAAACGCATACCGTCTGTTAGATCAACACCGTCAATATTGTAACCGCTACTTCCTTCTATTGTACTAAAAATATCTGTTGTTTGTGTATCGATAACATCGACGTCAGCATTTTTAGCCAACGTCCCCATATTAAACAATTTTAGTCCAGCATCAAATTCAATAATTGGTCTTTTAGCTCTTTGTGATTGATCAATACTAACTATGGATCCATTTAGTTCAGCAGTTTTTTCAATAATGCTTTTATGAAACCATTTATTATTTCTAGACCAAGCATTTTTGTCACCGCTTGCTCTATTAACGACAATGTAGTCTGCTGTTACGCTGTAACTTGCGGCATTTCCAAAAGGTAAGTTGTCAAATTGATCATTATCAAAAGCAATAGGCACATCATCTGCATATGCAAGATTAATTACTAGTTCGCCTTCTTCAATTAATTTAATTCTTGAACCAACACCTTCAACATACCAGCTTCCTGTTGCATACTTGCTAGGAGTAACTTCACCAACAAAATTTAATTTCATTCCATTTTGAAGTTTCCACCCTGCCGCAGTGGTGTAATCTTTTTTTCCTAAAATTTCATCTTCGACGTCAATGCTACTTGCTTCGTCAACTTCACCAATACGTATAATACCGCCTGCATCTATGTTATTGCTGTCTACGTAATATAATCTTTCAGGTGCATTAATAGGCACAGTAAATGTAATTTTTCCTTCTTCATTTACATTATTGCCGTCAATACCTGGATCTTCATATAAAGTTTCGGCATCTAAACTTCTAGCAGTTCTAATACTAAATTTCATATCTGGCGTGCTTACATCAAATGTATAAGTTTGCCCTTTAAATAATTCAATAGTTGGATTTCTTTCTAAGTTACCATTTATAACAAATGCAGGGCTTTCTAAATCAGTAACACTTGTTACAGTATAGGTACTGGTAATTTCATCGCTTTGTCCTGCGAGATTTATAGGTGCTGGTCCTGTCGGTAACCAATAGTATTCTCTAAAGTTAACAAGTTTGTCCCAATTAACATTAGGATTCCAACTATAATATTCTGCACCATTTAATCTATCATGATTAGATACATCACCACCAAAGTTTTTTACTTGGTTTATGTAATCGTTGTAATCTTTATAAAAGTCTACGTTGCCTAGTAAATCTTTATGTACCAACGCAGGTTCTAATTGGTAGTCTTCTCTATCTTTGCTTATGTCACCGATGTAATTGTCGGCAATTCTAAATGCTTTAGAATCCCTACGACCGTAGTAACCGTTTTCTTTGCGGGCTACACCTGGTTGTAAAACTTGATCTAAAGTTGCATCTAAGAATTTAGAATTTTTAGGTGTTCTAAAATATTTAGGAAGTAAGTCTTTACTTTTCCTATTCTTTTTACCACCTGTCGGTAATGGACTTTCTTTTTGATTATTTTCGTATGCCATTAGTAACCATAACCTCCACCGGACGATCCACTGCTACCTGAGTTACCTGAACTACTACCACTTGAGCTACTTGAACTACTTGAACTACTTGTGTCTAGTCCACCACCAGTAGACATTGTTGATATCATGCTACCTGTACTTGAACTTTGCACACCTGTGCTAACTGTTTCTTGACTTGCTGTTACAACATTGCCTGTTGCTTTTAGTCTACCTGCTGTAATTGCATCTATTACTTCTACATCATCAACACCTGCAGAGTTAATAAAGATTTCATCTGCTTCTGCTTTTATTTCAAATAAGCTACCAAAACTTTGTGATGTTGCTTTTGGAACAATTACAATGCTTACAATATCCGGCGTAAGTTGGTTCATTATATAAGTTGAAAGTTCTGTAAAATAAAAACTTTCACCAAATTCCCAATTCTCTAAACTGAAAAAGTTGTTAATTGATTCTATAACATTTGCTCTTATTTCATTATCATTAATAACACTATCTGGATTCTTCACAATTTTAAAAGTTGCTTGCAAACTTACCTCCGCCTTTGAGCCAAATAATGGCTTGTATTTTACAGGATGATATATTATTTCATCACTTATAGATTTAATCTTATCTAAATCTGAACCATAACTTTGGTACAACTGATCTGAACTAGGTGGTAAAGGTTTAGTTGTAATATCACCATTAAGCCACTGTCTGTATGAAATGTCATATGCCCTAGTTAGTAAATGTATATCAACTAAATTACTAGCGGCAGGATCAATACGTTTGTTATAATCTGCACTATGTAAATAACGGAACTTTATGCCATTACGTCCAATATAGCCTTTATACGAATCACTTAAAACAAGATTTGCTTTTGCACTATCTAGTGTGTAAAACAAACCTGTATCTCTTGTGTAAAATATCTGACCTACATTATATTGGCTGTAGGCTCCAATAGCACTTTGTGAAGCAAAAATTTTGATATCTTCTACTGTGTTATCAACAAATTTAAAATCTTCGATCCCGTCAGTAGTAATATATTTTTTAACAAATATATATTTGTTTTCAGGATTTGTCAATTCATCAACTATGTCTACAAAACTTTCTGGATTGTCTACAACTCCATCATCGTCTACATCAAAAAAACCAATTTCAATTTTTTTAGTATCAACATATCCTTCAGCATCTCTAAACTCTTTTATAACTTCCCAATCATAACTACGTGTAAAAGGTGAGCTACTGTCAGGCTGATTATTAATATTTAAAACTTCAATTTTATCTTTTATAATTTGTCCTGTAGAATTATCATATATCTTATCTGTGCTATCAAAATAAAATTTAATTTCTTTATCACTTTCAAAAACATACGTTAATGTTCTGTATGTAATATCGTAGCGTTCTCCATCTGTTTTGAAGTATAATAACCAACTTGCATCTAAGTTTTGATTACTTGTATCGCCTGCCTTACCTGTGCTGAAACCGCTTACTGTATCTAAGTTACTATTTGTAATTAGACGCCATTGTCTATTTTCAACATCATAACGTAAGCCGAATGTATTTGTTGCAAAGGCTTGGTCAATAATTTGTGTTTTTACAGCATCTGTAATTACATTAGCAAGTTTAGGACGAACTTCTTGTAATACTGCACCACTAGGTATTAAATCATTTAATACTATAGGGCCAAGTCCGCTGTCTGCAACTGTTGTTCCATCAGCAGATACACTTACTACTTTAGTCCATTTGTATGTAATTGCATTAGGATGATTTGCAGGTCCACTCATTAATGCATGTGAATTATCAGCCATAAAATGAAAACCTGTAGGTGCAACAAATTTTATTAATGTGCCTGGTTCTATAAAACGCAAATTGTTTGCAGTAAAAGGCCCAACTTTATATTTTTTTGCATCGGCATCTGTAATATATCCTGTGCTTCTATTAGTGTCTGTTGTACTGCTTACCCATTCAGCATTTAAGTCTGCTGTAATAATTTTAGTAAAATTAGACAGATAGTAATTTAAAATTTTTCTATCACGTATAATAGGTTCTATAACATTTGTAATTGCACTTTCAATATCTGTTTGCGTGGTAAAATTAAAACTTGTACGTAGGTCGTCTGACTTTTTATAAATGACGCCATCATTTCCAAATAAATTTGTACTTGAATATTTTCCAGTTGTATCTTTTAAATCAAAATATCTTGAAATTCCGCTTGCATTTCTATTAACACTTTTTACTTTAATAATTTCTTGACTTATACCTAAAGGCGCTACATTATAATCTTCAGCAGTTATCATTCTATTTTGTGTATAGTATGTTGCTGGTGCATTTCTTTTAATACTTTCATTTGTTTCACTAGAACTACTATTGGAAACAGTATATTGTAAACTTGCTGTAATTGTAATAGATTCAGGAATACCAGATTTACTTAGGTAAGGAACTGTAATCCTAATGTTTTGCATTTCTTCTGGTTTAATTGTATAACTGTTATTTGCACTTGTTCTAAATACTGCTTTAAATCTACCTTTAGGTAAATTACCAAATACACCGTCACTAAACACAAGACTTATTCTATCTTGTATTCTTGTTTTTACTGCATACAAGTTTCTAATATTTTTATTCAGACTGTTGTAAATTACATTGTTGCCTTCTACAGCATCTACTTTTGTCCAATATTCAACTTCTTGTCCTTGGTCATTAAGTTGAAACAACCAAACATCACTATTGTTTACATTAATTGCATCTAAATCTATAATTTGATTTGTGCTTGGGTTTGATACACTAAATTCTCCATCATCTAATGTACCTTGTTTAAAACTTAAAAAGAATCCTGTATTACTACTACCAGGACCTTGATTATCATCTTTATACAAACATGCTAAACTGTTTGCAATGACTGGTATTTCTTCTGTAATTTGTTTATTTTCTATATCACTACTAACAATTTCAAAAGGTAAACTTTGTCCTTGTACTGTGCTACTATAGGTGTATACAGGTCTATCTGTATTCAATGCATTAAATCTATACTGTGAATGAGGTACACCTTGTATAACTTCTTGCTTTAACGGAGTACCAAAATTATTTTGTCCTCCTAATGCGGCATTCATAATTTTTATAAATTGTTCGTACCAATCTGGGTTACTAGGATCATTCCAAGTAATTCTTTGTCCAGATAAATTAAAATTATTACTATCTGCTACATCTTCTGAGGTGCTAATTGTATCTATTTTTAACATTCCTCCAGAGCTTTGATTACGCTTTGGATTGTAGGAAAGTAAACGTGCTAAACGCAACACAGACTCTCTACGTTCTGCAAGTTCTAAAAAGTTTTCACGAGCATTTAAATCAATACGGAACGAAATATTTTGCCCTAAAAACGCAATTAGATCTATAAGTGCTAGATATTCACTGCTTTCAATATAATCATTAAAATCCTCAGGATAATTGTTTCTGAGATATGCGATCATCGTTCTTCTTAGGTTGTCAAAGTCATAACTTTGGAAGTCTGCATTTCTAAAACTTTGATATATACGCTTCCAATCCTCTGCAACCAAAAGTCTGTTTTGTCTGTCTGTAGATGACATGTTCGTTCCTTATATTAGTTACATGTATTTATTTGAAATTGATAAGTGCGTATATTATTTTATGCAGTTAGCCCAGCATTTTCATCAAAGTCTAAACGCATTTTTTCTGAAATGTTGTATGGCAAATAAGTTAAATCTAATTCTATTTGTATACCACTTTCATAAGTAGAAACACTTACATTGTTTACTTGCATTCGCGGATCGTAATTTACAATAGCTGTAACGTTTTCAGCAATAGCAGATTTAAGGTCATCCGTAAAAGGTTCAAACAATGCCTCCCAAATAATTGTTCCAAATTCAGGATTTTCAAGTTTTTCTCCTTGTCTTATATGGAAATTGTTTATTAAATCCTGCTTTATTAATGCTAAATCGTATAGAGTACTGCTTGTTGCTTCTGGATTGACTGTGCTTATACCTCTATATGCTTTACTTTTAACAACAGGGGCTTCTGTTACACTCTTTGTAGCAACATTTATTCTACTATATAAATTTTTTTCTAAAGTACTCATATCAATATTTATACACCTATGTTAACAACAGCAGAGCCAGTTGTTATATTACCCGCATCACAAGCATCACCAACTCTTCCTACTAATTTACCTGCGATTTTGACAACCGAACTACTACCCCTTACTTGTTCTACATGATTAGGACATGCAGGTGGATTATGCGAATGAGAAACAGTAGGATCACCTAATCTACACACTAGCTCTCCTTCAATTTTAACAAAACTTTGAGTAGGAGTATCTAGTGTTGATTCACTAGTACATCCATGTCCTGTTTTGAATTTATCACCTTTTCTTGCTACGTCACCATCTGCCATTATACTGTTGTATCCGTTCCTGCTTGAGCCGCCGTTGTACCATCAATTGGCACATCATATTCTTTTGGCAAACTCCAATTACGTTTCATACTTTTAACATACTGACTTGTACTATTAAAACTGTAGTTAGAAACTTTTGCATTATTGCCTTGATTTCCGCCCAATACTTTAATAACTCCATTGCTGGTTATTTCTTGCACAAATCCTATATGTCCACCGCTACGTGTTTTTGATTTAAAAATAACTACATCCCATTTACGTATCTTACCTGTATCTCTCCAGTCAACTTCGCTACCCCAATTATACCATGCTTGGCTAGACATTGAAGGTTTTACAGGAATACCTGCTGTATATAAAGCCCAACTCACAAAAGCCGCACACCAAGCATATGCCATTGCACTACTATCTCTAGTGTAAGCGTTTCCGCAAACTTTATAAACTTCTAAAATTCTTGGGTTACCTGGTTCACCTCTTTCACGCCAGTCTTGTGTAAGCACATTTGTTAAAAGTGCATCTAATTTTTCCCATCCTGGTCCGGACGGCAAAGGTCCTGGTGTAATGTTAGGATCTAAAGGAGGTAAATTTGTACTATTGCTTCCTGTATATGATCTTGCTCCAGGACCTGTACTAGGATAGTCTCCTTCTAAATCTAAATAATTATATCTGTTCGCTTCTAATAAATCTGTCCATGCTTCGTTGTCTTGAATTTGTGCCGGATCAACAACAGGACTAAATGGTATTACAACTTGACACATTATACTACTCCTGAATTCCTTGGGTCATTAACATCTTTACCTGCTACAAGTAAAACATCATTTGGATCTCTTATCCAGTCTGGATCATATTTTCCGTCAGGCAAATATTTTGCTTTTAGATAACCTTGGTCTTTTGGAAAACCTAATCTGAATCCACCTTCTGTACCTGCTATTGCAAATCTAAAGTTACCTAATGTACCTCTACCAAAATCTTTGTAACGTTCTTTTAGATAAGCGGCCGTAACTTTTACAGACTTATCTACATCTGTTAACATAATAGTTGGATCATCTACTATTTCTACACCAAATGGATTTGTAGCAGGATCTACTAATTCTTCTTTGGTTAAACCTGCAAGTTTTCCGTAGCGTTGATAATTTGCTTTACCTGTTAATTGTATTAAACCACGACCAATATATTTTCCGCCATCGCCTGCCGCTGTATTACCCATACCTGGTCCAATTCTACTTGTATATCCGTATACAAGTTCAAAGAATGTTGCTTTATCTTTTTTAATTTCTGTAAGTTCTGCATCACTAACTGTTCTAGCCGCACTAAAAATAGAACGTATACGTGCATTGCTAGTTCCACCATAACCACTTTCTGTTCTTAATTGAAGTGCTGATTCTGTTTCTGCTGTTGCTATTGCCGCATACACTTGTTCTTCTGAAAATCCTTCTGCAAATAACGCCGCCGCAAATTTACGTGAAAGTTCTTGCTTACTTACTTTCACTGGTTCTGGATCAGCAGGGATATCAACAGCTCTTGTTGGATCAAATCTTTGACTTGCTTCTCCAACTTGTCCTGTATTGTTGTAACTATTTGCCTGCGTTCCGCTAAACTTAACGGTACCGCCTGGACCTCTTTTAAAAGTATCAGGTGTACTTGGTGGATAAGTTTCTGGTTGTGAATTACCTGCTCTAATATTATCACTATTATATTTTATAGGATCATAATGTTCATGTTCAAACCAAGGTTCCTGTGTTGGTCGTCTACTAGTTTGTAGAGCCACTTCTGGTGGAGTAGGATCAACGATATTCGGTGCTGGTGGAATAGTTGCTTCTCTAGGAGCTTGTGGTGTTGCTGGTGTTGCGCCTTGTATATCAATATCTAATCCGTCACTGTAAATAACCATATTAGCACCAGCATGTAAATTTTGTGTAGCATCAGTACGTAATATCATTGAGCCTACACTTTTAACATCAAAAATATTACCAGATTCTATTTTAGTAGCTAGTGTGCTTTTTTGTGATATTTCTGCTTCAGCTAAAACATTTATATTGCCTAAAGTTTTTAAATGATAATCACCATCGGTAGTAATTTTTACATAATCACAACCTTCAATACCTACACCAGTTGTGCTTCCTAGTGCTAGGTTTTCATTTGCTATTACACTTTGTTTTCCGCCAGCTACAATGCTTCCATCATTATTTGCATATAACACTAAGTTTGTACTTGTATTAAGACTAATGTCATCTCCAGCATTTACACTGTATTGTGAACCTGCAATAATATTTGTACTGCCAAAACTACTTGTTCTAATTTTATCTGCAACAATATTAAGTGTTTCACCTGCTGTGATGTTTATATCTTTGTCAGCAGTAAAGTTAATATCTTGTTGTGTCCTTACACTTATACTATCTCTTGCATAGATATCTATTTTACCATTGCTTGTAAGTTCAACCCAAGCAGTACCTTTACTGTTACCTATGTAAATTAAGTCTTCTGTGTTATGTAAAAGTATTTGATGTCCGGTTCGTGTTCTTAACCTTACATGTTCATTGTGTGGTAGTGTAGGATCTCCTCCAGTTTCACCTGCTTCTAAATTAACATATTGCATAGGTGTTTCATCTGGTCTGCCTACACGTAAAAACTTATCATCACCGTCATCCATTACAAAAGCACTACCACCTAATCTACTTTTAGGAAATAATGTTTTTTGTCCTTCTACTCCTAGTTCAGCTTTTGGTGCACCTTCACGTTTATCTAACGGGCCAGGAGTACTCCAACCAAATACTGCACTTGGTATATCGCGTCTAGCACTACTAGTTGTAATACCTCTTATTTCATCTTCTATTAATCCTTGTTGTATATAAGGTTTTAACAAATCTAAATGTGCATTTTTTCTATTTGTTGTAGGATCACTGCTTACAGTTGTAGTTGTATATTTGTTATATTCTGCCGCTGGTCCTTTTTTAGGAAAATCTCTAAGCAAAGATGTGCTTGCATATCCAGGCAACATAAAATTCATAAATTCATCTTGGATACAACCTATCCAATAACATTTGGCTGTATTACCTTCTGCAAAAATTACAAGGACTCTAGTTCCAACGTCAGGTGGTACTGCCCAAAATCCTGAACTTTGTTGTGTATGCCTGTAACCTTCATTTTTTGAAACTTGACTTACAGGTGTTACATTATAAAATGGACTAAGATAACTTGCTTCAAATACTTGTCCTGAACGTTCAGGTTGGTTACCTGCAGATGTTTGCTTTAGTAACTCTACTTGTAAAGTTCCCATATACTTTGAATCAAGGTTATTAACGACTATTGCTTCAAATGGACCTGGAGATAATATATCTTTTGCAACTCTAGATCGCCTGTCAGGTAACGGCATTAAAATCCTCCTTCAAAGCGTCCGGTTTTTTTGTTGTACATAATATTACCACCTAAATCAGCTCTTGGTAAGTTTACAGGAGGTAAACTAATATCACCTATTTTTTGATTGTTTAATTGTTGTAATCTTCTTGCCGCTTCAGTAGAAGCACTTTCTATTGCATTTGGAATATCTACAGGAACCATCTTACTTGCTTTAGCAATAGCATCAAAATTTACATTTGGAAAATCCGTTTTTGGAATCATTGTATTTGTACTAAACCCATCTGCCCAACCACCAGGTAGTTCAACACTAGGTATATTAAGTCCTTTAGCTTTGTCAACTATACTGCCAACACTAGTAGGAAGTCCTGCTGATAAATCTCCAGTTGTTGATCTTAGTTGACTTAATAAATCACTACCAGCACCTAAAACATCACTTCCATTTAAATTTAGCTGAGTAAGGTTAGCCAGTTCGCCAGCTTTGGATGCTAATCCTTGGAAGTCTAATCCTATTTGATTTAAATCTCCTAATGATACACTTTTTTGAAAATCTGAAAAAGCAGATCCAACTTGACCAAAAGCACTTTGTATATCAGGACTACGTAATACATCTTGCGTTTTCTTTAATACACTTTGTAAATTTTGAAAGCCGGGTAATAGTTTTTCAGCTTCTGCAACATATGATTGGATATTTGCACCGTTCTCTAAAGTTGCCGCTGAACTTTTGATTGTTTGATTAAATTCAACTGCACGTTCGTTAACACTTTCTGCAGGATTTGTTACAGGTACAAGAGCACCAACATTTTGTTTTGGTCCACTTTCTTCTTGATATTTTATTCTGTGCATTATAAGTTTTTGCGTAAATGCATTTTTTTCGATATAACTGTAAACTCTTGTTACACGATAAATTCCACTAAACGTATCTACAATAATTAAATCTTCTGGAAAGATCATTTTACCTGTAGATAAATCATAATCAACAGGTGTTCTAAACAACACATTTATATGCACTTCACTTTTTGCATGATCCATATGACCGTCAGCATTCATATTTGTATATGACGTATCTTTTGCATGATAATTTCCAATTCCGCTGTCACTAATATAAAAAGGATCTCCCATAATAGTCATTTCAACGTTTATCATATCAGCATCAGAAAATAACAATCTATCATTAAATTCTCTTGCAACACTTATTTCAGGATCATCTATACCTGCACTATTGTTACCGCTTACATTTTTTACAGAATCTTTTTGTGCAACTGTACCTTCGGGTGCTACACCTCCGCCGCCAGTACCATCAGATGTCTTAAACTCAGGTTGAGGTTTGCCTGCGGCTTGTTTTCCTGCCGCTCCTGTAGTAGCACTTGCACTTGCTCCGCCTTTGTCAGCTTTTGCAGGATAAATGAAAGCATTATTATATTGTATTTCAAAGTCTAAAATATCTTTATTTTTTCCTGTGTAAATGTAATTGTATTCTTTAGCACATTCTTTTTTTAGATTTGAAAGTTCCTGTGCAGGTGCTGTTGGACCTTGGAAATGACTGCTGTGAAACTTTCTTGGAATAATTCTATATACATAAAGTTGTGGATATGCTCCGCTACGTTCTAATTCTTTTTCGTCTTTCATTATGTATGTGTCAGTTTCAACAATATACCAATCTACAAAACCCTTATCGTCAGTTATGTTCATAAGTTGTTTTGCAAGGGCTTTTCCATACATACTTGAAAGTAATACTTCTTCAATAATTTCTTGTATTCTTTGTCCTGCCTTGAATTTAAATACACGAATATCATCGCTTAATTGCATGTTTGGACTTGATCTTTTAAAAAAAGGATACTTTGCTTTAAGTGCTTTTTCATCTGCAAGTCCTTGAGAATTCATAGGTTGTACACCGCCTGCTAACGGATCATCAATAATAAGTTTGCTTCCAATTATATTATTGCTTTGATCACTTGCGGCATATTTTTTAAATAAAACTTCTATAGTATTACTACTTGTAGATTTATTTGAAAGAGCAGAATAAAATTCTTGGAAACTTTCTGGCACAGGTTCTTTATCTGCTTTAGAACCTATAATACTTGCATAAAACATTTCTAAGTTTCCTGGATCGGCATTATACCTAGGGTCACCGCCGTCGCCAAAGTCGTGGTAATCATGAGCGGGTGCTTTAGTAGCACTTCCTCCAAATTCACCTTGCGGTCCATATGCTTCCCAACCTGCACTATCTGTAGCAGGATCTCCTGGAAATAATATTACATACTGATCAGGACTAGAAACTTGATTTTTTTCTTTCATGTCTTTTAGACGCTTATTCATAATCTCTGTGAGACTTTGTGCGCCTGTTTGTAACATTTCTCTAATTGTTCTACCTTTTAAAGCTACATCAGTTTTTACTTGTTGTACACTATCATTAAGTGCTTGTTCGTTCCATGCTATACCTTCACAACTATAGGTGCTACCTCCACCGTCTACACTGAATCTACTTTCTGTAAGTCTAATTGGTAATATTCTTCTACCGTACGGAGCTCGCATACTGTTTCCGTCTACATCATATCCTATAAATTCTAACATTAATGCAAATGGTGCAAGTGTGTAATCTTTATATCCAGCTTTAAGAGCTCCAACTTTTAATGCTTGAAAAAACATTCCCATGCTGTACGGTTCAAGTACTTCAAATGTAATAGCATTTACATTTGCATTTTTTCCGTAACGTCCTGGTTCTATGTTTGAATCTAATTCTAAATTATCAATAAAGAATTCAACATTTGCTCCTAGTGCTTGTTCAATTCTTGTTTTCTTTTTCTTTGCACCAATTCCTCCACCACTACGTAGAATTGGAAATTTAAATCCATCTTTCCTATAAGTTTTTGTAGGTTCATTAATTTCCTCTTGACTTAATACTGCTAAGGTCATTATACAATTCATGCTTGCAAAATCTTCTAGCTCGTTAGGCCAAGGTGGTGGACTCTCGCCAGGAACTAATTCCCCAGCTTTAATTCCTACTCCAATAGGACCTGGCTTTGCAGGTAAATTTGCTTTAAATGTTTTTGGGCTAACACTAGCGTTTGCGACTCCAATCTCTCCTGCTGTAAATTTTGTGCCGCCTGCTACTTCTCCTAATCCCAAACTTTGTGCTTCACTTTGTAATACATTACGTGCTTTATCAATGTTTGCTTGTAAATTTCCTGCAAATTCTGGAATATTATCTTTTAATTGGTTGAACTTACTTGTAATATTGTTCTTGATTAGATTAAAACTCACGTTAAATTCCTAACATCTGTTTTAAAATAGGACCTTTCGGTAGGTAAATTTTTGTACCAGCTTCTATATCATAGACAGGATCTTTAATTGTATCCATGTTTCTTTGTGCGAATACCCACCATAATTTTGATGTGCCATATAAATCATAAGCAAGTAAATCAGGACGATGTGTGTATTGTGTTTCAATTTCATACAATATGTCATCAGCTTCTGCAGGCACTGATCTAATTTGAAACACACCCATATAGTCTCTATTTACTGGTGTATTTTTCCAAGGACTTGTATTTGAATAACTTGCTGGCATTATATCATTCCATTATTACTAATTAATTTTCCACTTACAAAATCTTTTAATGTAAATTGTTCTACATGTGTTCTGCTGTAGATTGGCTGAACTGTAACAGCAATTAAACTTTGTGATGGTACCCATGTACCCGGACCTGTTTCATTAGTTGGATCATCTGTGTTTATCTTTGTTTTAAAATAGTCTACATCTTGTGGCATATCAATGTTAAAACCTGTTAATACACACGGAACATTTTTAAATACATATTCTCCATATCCATTAAGTTTTGTAATAGGTGGAGGATTTCCAGATTCTGGTCCGTTATCTCCATAAAACATTTTTGTCAATGTTCGTAAAAAGGTAACTGCGGCTATCCAATATTTTGCATCTGCATTTGTTTCAACAAAAAAGTCACCGGAAATAGTAATAGCGTCCACAGCGGAGTTCTGATAATTGTAAAAAGGATAATTACTATGAGCAGGTTGCATTGAATTGTAGTTTGCAGAGTGCGAAAAAATTATCGAAGGTGTAAAAGGAAATATCATTCTGTCTCCAGTATCTACCAAAGGATTCAATAAAGGTGATGACAAATCGTTTACAATAGGGGGAATACTTAGACTTACACGCCAGTCATTATTACTACCAGTATCTGTAACTAGTGCTTCAGTGGTAGTTTTCTTTTCTGGTACAGCATCTTTTGCTAAATTAGTGCTTCTAATAGCCCGCATGTAATCTTTAGGATTACCTGTAAATTTAGCAACTTTTTTTGCTTTCTCTTTAACTTCGTTCTGTAAGACGCCTCCTGGGCCTCTTTTTATTTGTATACCTGGGGTATTAGGATCTGCGTCTTTAAATGTAGCCATAATAAATTTTACTCCTAGTAGTATTATTTAGTTGACTTTTTAATGTACGTAGTTTATAATATAACAGTTAAATAGGAAAAATATATGAGAAAAACAAATTATTTGAACAATAAAGACATACTTAAAGAGATACACAAATCTAAAAATACTTTCAATAGTTACACAGATACAGACTTTGCACAGTATGATATAATTTTGCCATCTATAGATAAAGTAAACATACGAACTATAGCAGAAGCAAAAAGAAATAAAGCAAAACGCTTGAGTGTACAAGCATTTGAACTAGCAAAAAGCCAAGGAAAAAAGGTAAAACAAGCAGAATGTGAAGTTGATTACAAAAAAATTACAAAAGAAGAACTAATTTTTAGAATTATGACATTTGATCATATCCCAGAAGAGCCTGGACGTAAAAAGAATCCAAAAACAATAGCAGATACTAAAACAAAACTTAATTTTCCACCATTCCAACATTACAAGTTTAATGATGCTGGTGAATTACTTTGTGTAGGTAAAAGTCATTGGGTTGGCGGTATGGAAAATGGTTATTTTTCAAAAGACCACGGAAAAGCTACGAACAAACTTGCACTAATGTGGATGAAATTATGTGATAGATACGCTACACGTGGCAATGTGAGAGGATATACTTATAATGATGAAATGCGAGGACAAGCGATACTGCAACTTGCTCAAATTGGTTTACAATTTGATGAGTCTAAGAGTAATAACCCGTTTGCTTATTACACAGCGGCAGTCACAAACTCATTTGTACGTGTTATCAACCTTGAAAAACGCAATCAAAACATTAGAGACGACATCTTAGAGATGAATAATATGAATCCTTCTTATACTAGACAACACCAGGGAGAGTGGGAAGCAAGTCAGCGTAGAGAAAAAGAAGCGTCACAAGCAAAATAATCTCTTGACAAATAACAATTTTTACTGTATGCTAGTAAAAAATAAAAGGATATTTCATGTTTAAGAAAGCGGCTGTCTTTACAGATATCCATTTTGGACTAAAAGGTAATTCAAAAATTCACAATGATGATTGTGAAAATTTTGTAGACTGGTACATAGAACGTGCAAAAGAACACGGATGTGAAACAGGTATCTTTTGTGGTGATTGGCATCACAATAGAAACAGTCTAAACCTTACCACAATGGATGCAACAATACGTTGTTTAGAAAAATTAGGTAAAGCATTTGATAATTTTTACATGTTCGTTGGTAATCACGACTTGTATTATAAAGATAAAAGAGATGTAAGCTCTACAGAGTTTGCAAGACACATTCCAGGTATAAATGTAGTTGAAGATTTTACAGAAATTGAAGATGTAGCGTTGGTTCCTTGGTTAATAGGTGACGAATGGAAGAAAATTCAACAATGTAAATCAAAATATATGTTTGGACACTTTGAACTTCCACACTTTTATATGAATGCAATGGTGCAAATGCCCGAACACGGTGACCTACGTGCAGAACATTTCGTAAATCAAAAATATGTGTTCTCTGGACACTTCCATAAAAGACAAAAACAAGGGGCCATCCATTACATTGGTAATGCATTTCCACACAACTATGCAGATGCATGGGACGATGCACGTGGAATGATGGTATTAGATAGAGAGAATGACGGTGAACCAATGTACATTGATTGGTCAGACTGTCCAAAATATAGAACAACATCGTTAAGCAAACTAATTGATCCAAAAAGTGACATAATTAAACCAAATATGTACCTACGTGTTACTATTGATATTCCAATTAGTTACGAAGAAGCAAGTTTTATAAAAGAAACTTATGTAAGCACACACGGATGTCGTGAAATTACACTTATTCCGCAAAAACAGATTGAAGAAATATCAACAGAGTTGGATATTTCAACATTTGAATCAGTAGATCAAATTGTTTCTAAAGAAATTGAAGCAATTGAAAGTGAACAATTTAACAAAAAGATGTTATTAGACATCTACAACGAGTTATAATGATAAAAGTAAAAGATTTAACAGTAAAAAACTTTATGAGTGTGGGTAATCAAACCCAAGCAGTTGACTTTAATAAAGAACAACTAACACTCGTGCTTGGTGAAAACTTAGATCAAGGAGGTGATGATTCTGGATCGCGTAACGGTACAGGCAAAACTACGATAATCAATGCATTGTCGTATGCACTGTATGGCCAAGCATTGACCAACATCAAACGTAACAACCTTATTAACAAAACAAATAGTAAGGGGATGTTGGTCACTTTACACTTTGAAAAGGACGGCATTGACTATAGAATTGAGCGTGGACGCTCTCCTAATGTGCTAAAGTTCTTTATCAATGACCAGGAACAAGAGTTGATTGACGAATCTCAAGGTGACAGCCGCAAAACACAAGAGACAATCAACAACTTGTTGGGTATGAGTCACGATATGTTCAAACATATCGTGGCTCTAAACACCTATACAGATCCTTTTTTAAGTATGCGGCAAAATGATCAACGTGCAATTATAGAACAATTACTTGGTATTACTATTTTAACAGAAAAAGCAGAAAATCTAAAAGAACAGATAAAAAATACTAAAGAAAAGGTTACAGAAGAAACTGCAAAGATAAATGCACAGCAACAAGCAAACGAAAGAGTTGAAAGTACAATTACAAGTTTGCAAGGAACACAAAGAGCATGGATAAGCAAAAAAACGCAAGACGTAGAAAAGTTACAAACTGCATTAAATGAATTAGAACACTTAGATATTGATAATGAGCTAGATTCACATGAAAAACTATCGTCTTGGAGTGAACAAAACAATGCAATTACGGCTCTTAATAAAGAAAAAGGCACATTAGAGTCAGCACTACTACGTGCAAACAAGTCTGTTGAAAAAGCATCTAAAGATATTGCAAATTTAGATGATGCAACTTGTTACACATGCGGACAAGCATTACATGATGATAAAAAAGCAGAGCTAGAAGCACGTAAAGCAAAAGAGTTAGCAGATGCAGAAGCATATCAAAAAGAAGTTGCAGATAAACTACAAGAAGTTGTGACTGGATTAAATGAAATTGGTGATATAAATGGCAGGCCAAATACATTTTATGAAACTGCTAAAGAAGCATACGAACATAGACAAAATGTTGACAGTTTAAAACAAGCACTTCAATCAAAAGAAGCAGAAACTGATCCATATGAACAACAAATTAATGAATTAAAACAAACTGCAATACAACAAATTGACTGGACACCTATAAACAGACTAGATGAATTCAAAGAACATCAAGAATTTTTACTTAAACTTCTTACAAACAAAGATTCGTTTATACGTAAAAAAATTATAGATCAAAATTTAGCATATCTAAACAATAGACTTACATATTATCTTGATAAACTTGGATTACCGCATCAAGTAGAGTTTCAAAATGATTTAAGTGTGCAAATTACGCAATTAGGTCAAGACTTAGACTTTGATAACTTATCAAGGGGTGAGCGTAATAGACTTATACTTGGTATGAGTTTTGCATTCCGTGATGTTTGGGAAAGTTTATATCAGAATATTAATTTATTGTTTATCGACGAACTTATTGACAGCGGTATGGATAGTGCAGGTGTTGAACATGCACTTGCTGTAATTAAGAAAATGGGTAGAGAAAGACATAAAAATGTTTTCTTGATATCACACAAAGACGAACTTATAGGAAGAGTTAATCATTTGATGAAAGTTGTCAAAGAAAATGGCTTTACATCTTATGAAAACGATATAGAGATTGTAGAATGAGCAAGGACGAAGTAGTTAGTAACTGTGTTGGCGATGATTTCAAACCTATTGATAGGTTATATGGTGATTTGCACGGCAAACATTTCGTTGTAAACAAAGACTTTAGTACATATAAAGGCAAAGTCTTTAAGAAAGGCTTACTAGTCAAAGACATTGATGGGAATAGGTTTAGAAGTCATTGTTTTGTTACAGAGGACAATCGTTATTTTGATAGAACTGGTATGCCAATAGCAAAACCTAATGGATTGATTGGTGATGAGTGATATAAAAGATGATATACATGATCAATTAACAAAGGCTTATTTAGAATATTTCAAGGCAAACGAAACATACGAAGCAAAAAACTCTGTGCGTACAACAACTGCTGTAAGAAGATGTTTAAGAACTATCAGAACACTAGCAAAGCAACGCATGGATCAAATAGCACAAGATCACAAGGCAACTAGAATAACCAAAAAAGACAAAAATTTATAGCAGGCACGGTAAGTACCACATGCAATGGACTTATCAAGGAAAAGAAGTTACTGAAATACCAGATAGTATAGAAGGATTCGTATACTTGATAACAAATCTTACCAATAATAAGAAATATATAGGCAAGAAACTAGCAAAATTCAAAAAAACCCGTCCACCGCTAAAAGGTCGCAAAAACAAGCGTAGATCTAAGGTAGAATCAGATTGGAGAGACTACTGGGGATCATCGGATAAACTATTAGCAGACGTAGAACAATTAGGCCAAGAAAAATTTACCAGGGAAATACTTTATTATTGTAAAAGTAGAGGCGAATTATCATATTTAGAGGCTAAAGAACAGTTTGCTCGCGAAGTATTGTTAAAAGACGATTACTACAATGGCATTATTAATGTAAGAGTAGGCGGTTCACAAATTCTTAGAGAAAATTTAAAGGCACACAAGGACACTGTTTGATCTAGATAGCTAGATCCACCTTGAGTAGCAGGAAACTGCAACAGATCTGGTGAGTCCAACAGGCTGTATGCTACGAAAACCCCTTAGCAATAGGAACGAAGCAGGGGATATTACGGTGTAGCGTATATTTTAAGAATATACGGTATAGCGTAAGATGTCGACGTAGGTTGGGAAAGGTCAG